AAGTTACCACCGCACAGCGCAACGAGATTAAACTCCTTGCGCAGAACAGAATGCTGGCCATTGCCCTTGATGCAAGTGGTGACTACTGGCTGTTGGGTGCTGACTATGGCGTTCAGTTGCAGCAAAGTGAAACCAACTTCGGACAGGCGTTTGGAGATTTCAAAGGTCATGTATTAAATTTTCTCCACAAAGAGACAGATTTACCTTTGAAAGTTCAGGCCGCTGTTGTAACTTCGCTGGGTCTTTGATTTTTTCATAGTGTTTTCATGCAGAAAGGGTCGCCATTTGGCGGCCTTTTTTGTTTGGTCAAAAAAAAAAATAAAAATATTTTTACAAAACACTTGCAAATATAGTTTTTTATATTACCTTTGCTACATGAAACAAACGCAAAACATGAAAAACGAAACACAAACAACCGAGCAAAACAACACCTACATGGTTTTATACTCTGATGGTGTTAGAGTTTTAGATTACATTTATGCTTCAAATTTGAATGAAGCCAAAAAGATTGCAGCAGAAAATGCAAAAACAAAAAACTACGGAACTGCATATTACAAGGTTGCAAGATGTTACAATGGCGGTGTCAGGGGTTCTTCAAATCAAACCAACTGGCACTAATCAAAAAGTAAAAGAAAGAGAAGGCGGGGAAACCCGCCTTTTTTGTTTAACATGAAACCGACCTACTTATATAGGTAGGATGCTGTACATAACCAAAGCAGGAACACCCGAATTGATAATCACCGGCAGAGAAAAAGTGACCGTTTCTCCCGTGTATTATCTGTTGGTGTTTGAGTCCGAAATGTCACAGGAACAAAAGGCATTTATTGTAACCGATACCAGCACAGCACCCAACAGATACCAGTTATTTTCATTTATAGAGGGTAGCAGCGCAGCAAAAACATTGGCCGTAGGTACACATTACTGGGCTTTATACGCACAAACTTCCCCCACGAATACCAATCCATTACTTGCATCACAGGAAATTGACAGGGGATTGGCCTATGTTACCGCATCGCATACCGCATTTAACGACCACGAAGTAAACACCACTATTAAACAACACCACATCGGATGAGTTTTGACCTATTACGCATAAATTTCACGGAGTCAAAGTTGCCTAAATTCAAGGAAAACAAGAATAAAGGCATCGTGACCTATGGGGAAAAGAACGATTTTCCCGATACGTTACTTGAATTTTACAACAGAAGCCCAAAACATGGGGCGATTGTAAGGCAAAAAGCCCGATTTGTAGCAGGTGAAGAAACCTTGGTGGATGGCAACCCCAGCGCAGTTAAGGTAATTGATTACGTGAACCCTTATGAGGGCATTCAGGAGTTCAAAAATAAACTGGCTCTTGATTACGAATTGTTCAACGGATTTGCGTATGAGGTGCATTATAACAAAGTGGGGCAGATTTCTGCTTTGTATCACGTAGATTTCAGCAATGTCAGGACACTTGACCATGAAATCTATATGTGGGCAGAAGATTGGAAAAAGGCGAAGCATGAGGACATGAAGCACTATGCCCCTTTCAATCCAAACAAGGCGCAGCCGATGGAAGTGCAGTTGTTTTATTTCAGGGAATATGCACCTTCTTTGGGTGTTTACCCATTGCCACCTTATCAGCATTGTTTGCAGTACATTGAAATCGATGTTGAGATTGCAAACTTCCACAACAACAACATCCGCAACGGGTTTGCCAACGGCACACTGGTTCAGTTGTTCAAAGGTCAGCCGACAGAGGAGATTGCCTACAACTTTGAGAGGAAGTTTAAGCAGAAAACCACAGGCACTGACAATGCAGGCGGTGTGCTTATTCAGTTCAATGAAATGAATGAAAAGTCGGCAGAGATTGCACACCTGCAACCTTCCGACATGGACAAACAATTCCTGCAACTCAACGAAACGGTACAGGATGAAATCTTTATCGGCCACAACTTCCCGAAAATTCTGCTCGGCTACGCAACCGAAGGCGCATTGGGTCAGCGCAATGAAATGATTGAGGCATATGAGTTGTTCCATAAATCATACGTTAACAAACGTCAAGTAAAACTTGACACTTGCCTTGAAAACACCCTTGAATACGTTTACCCCGGTATTGAATTAGATACAAAAGACAGCGATTTCTTGGGTGTTGATTATGTGGCATTGTACCAGTTTGGCATTGTAAGCCGTGAGGAAGCACGTGAAGCACTCGGACTGCAAAACACAACCATTCAGGCGCAGAAGTTTGACAGCCACACTTGCGAATTTCACAAATGGTCGGATAACGACTTGTCAGTTTTTGCCAAATTTGGGGCTGATGAAAGCGAATTTGAGGAAGTGAAACTCACCTTTGAACTGACCACCAAAGAAAAGCGTGTGTTGGCTGTTGTAAATTCCGATGAAAAAGCCACATTGAAAGACATTTCCACTGCCACTAAAATAGGTGAAGAAGAAGTCATCAAGATTTTGAAAACTTTGCAGGACAGCGGTAAGATAAATTGGACAAACAATGCAATCAAAATCACCGACATCGGTAGGGGTGAGATTGCTGATACCGAACTGCCCAAGTTGGAGTTAAGATACAAGTACGATTTAGACCCCGATGCGTTGCCATTGCAACCCGGTGGTGAAAGCCGTGAGTTTTGTGTGCAAATGCTTAAAATGGAAAAGCTATACACTCGTGATGAAATCGACCAGATGTCTGCAATTTTAGGTTATAGCGTATGGCTTCGCAGGGGTGGTTGGTACACCGTTCCAAACACTGACCCACCGTTACACATTCCGCATTGTCGTCACGAATGGAAACAAAGAATAGTAAGGAGAAAATCAAATGGCTAATTTCGCATATTTCGTAAGTGAGCAGGATGTAAAAAAGAACACCCCTATTGACGAAAACGTTGATAGCAAGTTGCTTCAAACTGCCATGCGCACAGCACAGGATGTGTATATCCGTGATATTTTGGGAAGCACCCTTTATGACAAGATTTGTGATGACATCAACGGGGCTGGGCTTGGTGGTAATTACCTGACATTGGTCAACAAATACGTTGCACCTTGTCTGTATCACTACGTTATTTTGGATAGCATGCTGCCATTGACCTACAAAATGATGAATAAGTCAGCGGCAAGTCGTGGCGCAGAAAATGCCAATGCTGTGGATGTTGACCAACTTCGCATGATTGAGCAGCGTTACCAAAACAAGGCAGAATACTACGCTGAAAGATTGCGTTTGTACTTGGCAGAAAATGATACACTTTTCCCCGAATATCAAAACCCTGCGAGTGGATTGGATGTGATCAACCCACAAAACCAATATTTATTTGGTGGGTTTTACTTGGGTGAAGATGATGATTACAAATTCCTGCGTGGATTTTTCTCATGAATAAAGTAAGACAGAAAAACGAAAACAAACTGAAAATCTACTTAAATGGTAACAATCAACCAACTACTGGAAGCACTCGAAACTGCGGGAAACAACCACAAGCAGATAAAGGCAACCATCGTAAATATTGAACCCAATATCAATACAAGCGGTGAGCAGCTTTATCCGTTAATGCGGATTTTCCCTGATGGTTCACAGGTGACCGTTGACAAGGTGATTTATCGCTTTGCGGTTGCCATTGCTGACAGGCATCGTGAAGATTTTACCGATGCGGTGGAGAGAATTTCAGATATGCACACGGTGATGTTGGACATTTACTCCATGCTGCGTTATGTGTACCGAAACAACATCGCAGGAACATGGGTAATCAATGATAGCATCACACCATTTTATGACGCACAAACGGACATCGTTAGCGGAGTTGCAGCCGTTATCGAATATCATTGTCCAAATTTGAGAGATTACTGCGACACCCCCAATAACAATTTAACATTCCCAACAATAGAATAAAATGAGTACAGCAACAGAATTTATGAGCGGCTTCACTGGCTGCAAAGTCCTTTCAGGAACAGGCGCAAACACTGGCAGATGGCAAGGTTTTGTGGTAAACGCAGATGCGGTTGTTTCCGCTGCCCTTGACAAAAATGCAGCAAGTGTAATGACAACCCTTGGACTGACAGGTGTAACCCTGAAACAAGGCACGTTTATCTCCTTGCCCGAAGGTGACTATTTCAGCAGCATCACCCTGACAAGCGGAAGCATCGTAGCATATAACGTATGATAAGGATAGGTGTTCGGTCATTTGTAGCAGGTGGTGGCCCATCTAATGATGCCGATGCACAGGCCTTTATTGATGCCGCTGCAATAACTGATGTAACACAGCAGTCGGCCATTAATACATTGGTACTGGACTTGAAAAATTACGGCATTTGGACAAAAATGAAAGCCGTCTATCCTTTTGTTGGTGGCACTGCAACAACTCACAAATGGAACTTGAAAGACCCAAGAGATTTAAATGCTGCATTTAGGTTGGTGTTTTCAGGCGGCTGGACACATAGCAGCACCGGTGCTTTGCCTAATGGAACTAATGCTTATGCTGATACAT